CAGCACAAACTCAGAAAGGACGATCTATGAACTTCGTCAAGCAACTCTGGCAATCAGTTCGCAGCAATCCGCTGTTCGTAGCGGCTTCGAGCGCCGCCGTCGGGGCCATCGTATCCGGCCTCCAAGACGAACTCGCCTCCGGGCACATCGACTGGACGCGGGCCGGGTGGAACAAGCTCATGGGATACGCTTTCACTGCCGCGATTGCCGCCGTGGTTCACCTGTACCGCACAGCGCCCGGCGCAACCCCAACCAAGTAACCCGCGCCCCGGCGCACAACAACTCAAGGAGAACCGCATGAATTTCACCCTGCAATCGAAACTGGGCGCATTGGCATTGTCCGCGCTCTTGCTGTTCGCTACTGTTCCTACCGTGGGCTGCTCTGGCGTCACCGTGGCTCAGAACATCGTGAACTGGACCCCGACCATCATCAGCGCCGCGCAAACCATCGACGCGACTGTGGCCACTCTGGACCCCGCCAATGCGGCAGTCATTTTGTTGGCAGGAACCACATTTACCGCAGCGGCTACCTTGGTCGAGGCTCAAGCAAAGACCTATCTTGCCAACCCCACGGCGACCGCCCTACAGCAACTCCAAGCCCAAGCCCTTGCCTTCCAGTCCAACGTCAGTACGGCGTTGCTCCAAGCGGCCCGAATAACCAACTCGGCCAGCCAGCAGAAGATTACCGTGGCGATCAATGCCGCCGTGACCGGCATCAGCGCTATTCTTGCGCTCATTACGACCATCAAGGGATCGACGGTGACTCCGGCCAGCGTGACAGCGAATTCTACCGTGGCTGCGGCCATGCGGCTGGTTGATCGGCATCAGGCCATTGCGCTCGTGGCTCAGCATTACGGTGAGCCGCAGTTCATGGCTGCGTATCAGATGCAAGCGGCAGGATTCTAGTCTTTTTGCGCGGCGCTCTACAAACCATTTTGTGGTGTACCCCGATATGGTCAGGTAAGATGGAAAATTAAGTGAAAAGAAGCGATATATGTTTTATGGACGGGCGGTGTCTCCTGGGCACCGCCTGATTTTTTGAGGAGAGATGATGGTTACGTTTCCGAAACAAGAAGTGCTCGATTGCTGTGCTCAGTATGGTCCGATGCTCAAGCTACCCGCTGGCTTAGATGGCCGCAAGGTAATGGCCTCTATCGCCAGCAACGAAAGCAGCACCGGAGCGAACTGCGGCCCACGCCATGAACCGGCCTACGATGTTGGCGGGGCGCTCTCAAAGGGCAGTCAGCAAGCGAACGCATTGGAGGAGTTTGGCTCGGCTGCGGCTTGCTCTTACGGGCCATTCCAGATGATGTTTGTGAACTTCTCTGGAGTGCGGCCCGATCAACTAAATACCGACATCGACCTGTGCGCTCAAGGTTTCGTGAGTTTCTTCAATGCGTATGTAATCGGAGCGCGTCACGCGCAGACGCTTACCGACATTGGACAGATATGGAATTGCGGCCACAAAACGGATTCACCGTCTGCCGGAGTGGCTCTCTATTGCCAGCATCTTCAAGCGGCATACGACGCGGCATGAGTGCTCATCTCATTGACTGCTCAATCTCATAGATAGCGCTCTCTACAGCGTACTCAGACAGCACAGCCTCGCCCGTCGCTTCCACGTCGCCTAGCACGTTATTCAGAGACATAAGCGCAGAAGAGGCGCACGCTGGGCATTGTGTTGAGCAGTTTCCCACCATGTTGCAATCTTGGCATAGGAACGATTCAGAGAGCGGGAAGAAAGTGTACTCCAAAGTGTTTTTCATTATTTCAAAGCCTCCAAAACCGTGTCGATTGCCTCGCCGCTCTTGACCATTTCCGTCGAAAATCGAAGCAATTTGATTCCGGCGAGAGCAGCAGCGTTATATTTTCTGGCATCTTCTTCAAATCCCTCGCCCTTGGAATGTCGGCTTTTTCCGTACTTCGTAGCGCCCTCAATCTCCACAGCTAGGTCTTTCTCTTGGAAATAGAAGTCAAATCTCCATTTGCGTCCAGGGATAAGTTCGACTTCGCGCTCTGGATCAAGGCCATAAACCTTGCAATCGCGGGCGAAGGTTTCCTCGCCCTCGCTTAATGGTTTCGGTATCTTAGTCAACGATTTGTCCTTTCAGCCCGCACGCTTCCAAAACAGGTTCAGGGATGTAGCGCGTCTTCCAATGGCTTCGTACCCACTTGCGCACTCGCGTATCGTTTGGCGCGTACTCTTCTTTCAGGCCGAGCGATGAAAGGTATTCTTCCCACATCGTAGGAATAATAGGCATCTCCGCTGGAGGCCGTCCGCGCCGAGCTCTTGCGTTCATCCATCCGTTTGACAGTTTGTGATTGGGGTGCTGTCGGTAGCTCATTGGCAGTTCCTTACCCGCACATCGAGCGGTAGTTTCAAGTATTGTTCAATGCTCATCGAACCTTTTGCCACATTGCAAGATCGGTGACTGATTCCAAGGTTCTCTTGCCTGTCGTCATGCTTGCTCCCACCTGATCCCTTGGCCGTTTTGTGCTCTAGGGTGGCATCAAATGGATGTACAGTTTGACCGCACAGACAGCAGATTCCGTCAGCGTAGTTCCATGCTACGTTCCAACGAAGATTGAGTATCTCCCGGCCCGCTGCGCCCCTTCGAATGCACTCTCTTCCATCCGGATAGACCCATAGTCCTGGTTTCGATTTGTCGATCATGATTTAGGTACCTCCAGCCACATGCGGCAATCAAGTGACCAGACTGACTCATACCCGTCTCGATCTTCTCCGTTGTGAGAAATTTCTTTAGCCAATATGCTACGTTCCCCGATAGCCGTTATCTCGATCACCGTATTGCCGTGCCCCTCATTGCCGACGATACGAGTTCCTGGCTTAAAGCCTAATCGACGGCAAGCATCAGCATTTGATTCTCCCGGTAAAAGTGTTGTCTCAAACTGACCTTGAAAGCGCAGTGCATCCGCTTGCAAAACGTTGCACAGCCCAACAATGTTCATAATGCTAGCTTTGTGCTTCATGGTTTCCTCTTTTCTCTGATTCCTTTGAGCGCCACGCCTAATTGCGCAACGATCTCTCCTGATTCGGTTGATTGAGCCTCGCACATCTCCGTCGCTTCCTTGCAGGCCGTCATGATGCGCCTGAGCTTGGCTTTCTCCTTGAGGATGCGCATATATTCGTCCACACGCGGCTTACGCGGTAGCCCCTCGGTCAAAGATGCTAAGTATGCCATGCCGCCCACTTCCATCAAGAGTTCTTCTCCCAACTCGTTCGCCAGAGTCACAAGGTCGATAGGTTGCTTCCTCCGGTACATGGTCCTCATTGTTTCCAATATGGTTACATGGGATTCCGTAGACAATTCATCGGTTGACAGGTCTTTCACTTCCTCCAGCGCGGTATTGTCGAGCAGCACAGCGCCTAAAATAGAGACTTCGGAGCGCAGGCTTGACGGCAAATCCGAGCGAGCCGACAGTTCGTCAATCTCCTCGCGTATCATCCCGCGAAGGATCACGTAGAGGGAATCTAACTTGTCACGGGAATTCGACATCAGAACAGATCTCCAGACCGTTCAACTTCTACAGGTTTCTTTACCGGATTTGGTGGATCGTTGTAACACGGTATGCAGTATGTGGGACGTCCGCCGTCAATCTTCCACTGCGTCTCCCGTCCACATTTCGAGCACCAGTTGGGGGCCTCTACTGTGCTTTTCGTGTAGAAGTGTCTCATGTTTCCATCCATTTTCTACTGTGTGGCAACGGCGCTCTCCTTTGCTTTGGACTTACCTTCCATCCATTCTACGAACCGATCAAACGCTTCTCGCGCTTCCGGCGACGGCTCCCATGGTCTACTTCCCCGAATAGCGTCAGGGCTACCGGCTCGTGACTTGTGGCCGCTTCCAAGCGTTGCTTTGCGAAGAGTTCCAGCTTCTCTTTTGCTGGCCCTTCGTCGCCTTGAAAGGCTTCCGGTGTTTCGTACTTCACGACTTCTACGCATGGGTATTTCCTCGTTACTTGCTGCCGAAGATATATGGAAGCGCCCCGGTGTTTCTTGAGAACCTCAAAGATGTGCTGCGGAACCCCATCGCCGTAGATGTACCTGGCCGCAGCATACCGCACAGCCAAGTATCCGGTTCCGTCCTGCATTTCGCAAAAGCGAACGCCGAGTACAGGATTCTTGACCGTCTCCCATTTGCCGCCCTTGAGGGGGCGCATATCTGTGACACCAAACCATCCAGCCATTCTGTCGCACCTATGGTATAGCCTCGAAAAGTTGTCTTCCGCTCTTTACGTGAGTCATGCGTCCCATGTACACCGCATCGTCTAACCATGCCCAAGCAGGCCCTTGCAGATCGTCCCACACGGAATCATCGTAAGGCTCAGGCGGCTTCGGTTTCCATCTGCGAACCTCTGCTGACCATGCGCGAACTACGCCATGGTTTCGGCAAAACAGATGCTCTCCGATTATGTGAAAACATCGGTCGCACTTTGGATAGAGTGGCCTCAATCTACCATCTCCATCGGTATAACGCCCTCCACATTAGAAGCATAGAAAGCGTCAGGATTCCTTGCTGTAACCAGTCCGGTAGCAAGAGAGGAAGGGATATTTTTCTCGGCGGATTCGAGTCGGGTTTTGTCTGTGAAAATGACAGCCAATTGTCCCGATCTCCATCCAACGCCCACGATTCTCTTCCCCTGGTGCTCACAGGCAAGAATGCGCCAAGGGTGCATATACTCCCTGGAGTCCTTAGACCAAAGATACCCGCGCCGCTCTGCCTCGGCCTTGATGAACGCTCGGCACTCCTGGCCATACTGCTCGGTGAGCCGCTTGAACTCGGGAAGGTTCCGATTCCAAGCGGCTACGTCTGGGATGGCCGCGAGTATGGATGACCAAACGTCAGTATTGGATTGAGACATGAGACACCAGCCCTTTGGCGATGGCCTTTATTACCTCTTCCGCATTTTCTGCGGTAAGATTCGTGTGATTGAGCAGGCAAGCCTTAGCCTCATTGTTGATTTTCGCGGCGTGTGTACGATTCGCTGCGCGTTTGCGCTCCGTTTCTTCTTCCGCTTTGCGCTCGCGCTCCGCACGCTCCTGAGCCGCGCGAACTGCATCCTCTTTTTCTTTCTCGGCCTTTTTGGCTGCTGCTTCCGCGTCCCGCTTGGCTTTATCCTCGGCCTCTACTCTCTGCCGCTCTGATGCTTCCGCACGATCTTGCGCCGCTTTGCACTCGCGCTCGATAGCGGCTTCCCTTTCAGCCGCTTCTCTGGCTGCAACGGCTTCACGCTCTGCGGATTCGCGCCTGATCCGTTCCTGCTCTTCTTGCGCTTTTCGCTCGGCCTCAATAGCCGCTAGACGCGCAGCTTCTTCAGCATCAGCTTTGGCTTTTGCAGCGGCGGCTTCTTCGCGTTCCTTTTGCGCTCGTTCCGCCGCCTCAGCCCTCAATCGAATCAATTCCTTTTGCTCTGATTCGTAGGTTTCGCGCCGGGCGATTGCTTCTCCGATCTTCGCTTTCGCTGTCTTCACAGCCAAGGCACCGCGCGAGCCGAATTCCTGCCAATCGTAGGACGCTGGGTAATCCATATCGATCTCGCTGAGACGTTCCTTCATTGCCTCAACCGGCAACGTCTGCCAATCCTGCGCCGTCTGTGTTCCCGCTGCGTCCAGTCCCACGATAGCTGTCTCGTGCTTAGCGATGCGCTCTTTGTCGCGGTTCTCCCATTCTGTGAGCGGCTGGCGAACTTCCTTTTGAAGAGATTCCAGTTCATCCCAAATCCGCGCCCCCTCTGAGTCAATCGCCTTGAGTTCCTTCTTTCGATCTGCGACCAACTCCAGTCGCATTTTGTCCGTCGCCGTCTTGGTTCGAGCGATCTTGTAGGCTAGCGCCGCGAGTGCGTCCCGGTTCTCTTTGGTTGAAATATCCAACGCGGCTGCTTCTGCGCGGGCCTTCTCTTTGATCTCCGCTATCACTTGGTCAGCTTTGCCGGGAGCAAAGAGAATGACCCCTGTCATTGTTGGAGGAATTACCATCAAACTTACATCTGCCATCGTATTGCCCTTTCCAGTTGTAGGTTAGCCTTTCGGCGTGATACTCCATACGGTCGGCGGAAAGCCGCGCCGGGCGATCTCTGCTTCAACCTGAGCATTGAGTTGCTGCGCCTTATCCTCGATCAGAGCGATAGTTTCTGCCCAGTCGGAGCGATGGAAGCGCGGTGCCTGCAAGAGCATAAAATCTGACGGAAAGTCTGGATGGAAGCTGGCTAAATCCCACCATTCTCGCTCTGGATAGCATATAAGCCCAGAGAGGCATTGGCCTTTGTATTCCTCCACCAGAAGGCTGATGTCTTGTGAATATGCGGCGTGTGTCATCTCCGACGGGGATTTAAGCTCAATCCCGCCATCTTCGCCAACCAGCCCATCCGGGGAAGCTCCGAACCAATCCCATGTCGGGTGCAGCGCGAAGCCGGCCAAATCGGGGCGAAAATTAGTATCTCCTTCAACAGAGACAGACGAGGCGTGAATAACCTCAACGCCGTTTATTGCCGCGTAGATAGCACGAGCGTAAGGCTCCCGGTCAGTACCGTCTCTCATGTACTGGTTTGTTGGATTGTTCACGGCTCGTCCAGTGATGCGCTCCACCACTAGCTTACGGCGATATTCAGCCGTTTCCTTCGCCTCTGTACCGGCTGGGCATACAACCCCCTTCCGCGTAGACTGGCGCGTTGTGGGAGGGGCCAGAAGAGCAGGAACGCCAGACCCGCTGATGCGCCCCGCCTTCAAGGCTATCCAAAAATCACTATCTTGCTGGCATTTGATAACTCTTGTCACTTTGCAGCCTCCCTTAGTTCCTTGATGCGTGCGTTCTTTGCTTGTCCAATCTTCGAAACGCTTTCAATGTTACCTCGTACAGCCTTGATTGCTTCTAGGCTGATTCGGTTCAGTTCGTTTGCGTCTTTTGCTGCGGCTATCTTTGGAAACCAGTTGTCTACTGCCGCCTCCTGCTTGCGCTGAGCCGCAGCTTCCGGGTCGTCTCCGTAGACGTGCATTCCAACAGAAGCTATGAGCGTGTACTTCTCCAGGTACGAAGTAGTGGAGCCTATCGCCTTGAGCGGGTCTTTTCCTCCAGCCGTATCTGGGGGAGCTGCGAGGCTTGATCCCTCCTCTTCGTAAGCGGTTCCTTGCAGGCCAAGGATGCATGTGACGCGGATACGCCCATCCGGCAAATCGGAAGTCTTCCAACGATAGGTAATACCTAAACCCACCAGAGCCTTCATCACCGGGTCGGCAACATCCTCCAATGCGACCACCCGATATTTTTCGTTTCCCTCCTTGTCTTCGATGGAGCGCTGCCGGGTAATCCTCGGCATCTTCTCTTTGAATTCCGTCATCGCGTTTCGGAAAGCAATCTTATCTGAGCGGTCAAACATGTCGAGTTGGATTTTTGCAAGACGCTCAATCGCTCCGACAAAGGACTCAGGACTGATAGTTTCCGCCTTGTCAATGACCTGCTGCATCATCGAAGCGATGTTTGCTACTGGCTCCATGCCGGTCGGAGCACGCTGTATAGCTGTTTCGGTCATTGCGACTCCTCATCTTCTAGTTGAGTTCGTAAGCAATCCATGCAAGAGCATCCGGTCTCGTGAACATCAAGCACAGAATCCGTGTCGCCTGGACGCTCAACGTCTTCGGGACAGGTTACGCCCAGCCACTCGCACTCTGATTCACCGCAATAGTCGCGGCTCATAGGGACGACTCCAGCCCGTTCTCTTCTTCGAGCGAGAGAATCGGTTCGCAGCGGTAGACGGCTGGCTTTGCTGGCTCTACTATTTCGCAAACCACACTCCTGTCGATGCTCACGCCAAGCCATATAGAGGCTGTTCGGCATTCCAACTCCATAGCGTTATCATTTGGTCTCTTCGACAGCGGCTTGGGAAGGAGATGGATTGTTTTCAAAAAAACAGCCTTCCCCTTATCGGGCAAAAGGTAGTTGTTGCAATAGAAAGTGACCATCGGTGGCTCAACTGTCGCATCTGGTTCCTTGTCGAGCGCATCCGCGATGCGCCGTAATTCAATTGCTACTGATCCTGCGGTAGTGCTCATGGTTGTACTCCCTTCTTGCGTTCAGAATCCCACTTTGGCGATTTGCAATGCGGGCACTGACGCGGTTTCGCCGGAGTCCGTGTCTGCCATTTATAGCCGCACCGTTTGCAGTTCTTAATTGCCATGAACCAATACTATGATAATAGTAATATCTTGTCAAGAGTTATTTTCATTATTTTTCCACTTTCATAGCTCTTAATCCTTTGTTCTTAAAGGCCCACTTCCCCAGCTTAGGAATCAACGCCTCCCATTCCTCTGGAGTTCTCGTTTGGGGATCATCGTGCCGGTCGTCCCGAGCAATTCTCTCTGCAATCGCCACTCTTGTCTTTATCGTAGATAGGGCGCGGTGCCCCGCATTGTGCCCTTCCTGCCTCTGATTGTCCTGTCGTACGGTGATAGCCTTACGCCAACCCTTCGGAGGCGGCCAGGGCACTCCTAGAGCGGCGAGTGACCGTCTACTAAATCCGCCCCTGGGTGTCATAGCGTTCTCGACTTGCTCCGGCGTAAAGAATCTATTCGGTATCCACATAAAACCTCCACCTCGTATACCACTACTCTGCTTTTGTTCTTATTAGGCATGTACTTGGTAAAGGTAAAGGTAAAGGGCATCACGCAAGCATACCTCCAAGCAATGCTCCAAGCAATGCTCCAAGCATCTCTATCCAGGGTCATTCTTCCATCTAACGTCGGCTGCAAGTGTAGCCTTTTCAATGGCTTTAATCTTCTTAGCGTGCCATTTTTCGCGCTCTTTGTCTTGTTGAGCCTGATGCCATAGCCCATCGGCCTCGTGTGTGAAGAACTTTTTTAGCAATGCTTGGAGTATGCTCAGAGCATCCGGGCCGTCTAATTTTGAGATGAAAAGCAACTCGCCGGGATCGTCTTCGAGCGGACCATTGCGCCAGTAGTACATGAGCAGGTGCAGGTAGGCCCCGCTTCGGGTGGCATTGAGGTTGGCCGTGTCGGCTAGGTAATTGCCGATATAGAGGGGCATCCAAATATCAGGTTTCTTCGATTCAGCCATTCTGTACCTTCTCAAGGTGAGGCTGGCGGGGATGCCTTGAGAAACATCCCCTGCCACTTGTGTCCCGGTGATCGGCCAGGAACCTGTAGTCCTACGCGAGAGCGGCGGACATGACCATTATACACCGCGTGCTTTGCCGTATGCCTTGGCAGCGAGTTCCAATTCTCTGAGTTCCACCTGCGGTGGGGCGATGGGACGAGTAAACGAATATCCTGCATTGTGCCATCTTTTTGCTGTCCATGCTGCCCTATTAGGCCCCTCTACTGTATCCGCAAGAAATGTTCCATCAGGTGAAATATGAAGA